GTATGAAGCAATTGCGGTAGGAGAATGATCCCTAGAACCATTGGTTAGATGGAATGTTACTTCGTCGCTTTCAGTGGTAGGATTGTATGATACAGAGACTGTACCACCGATATTCCAGCCGTTAGCAGTTGCAATAAGTCCAGTGGAAATATCCCCACAACGAGTTGATGTACCGCTTCTGCGACCACGTAGTGTTCCGTAAAAATGTGCCATAATAGCTCCTAGTTAAGTTAGGTAAACCTACAACAGATAAGTCTGCTGTAGGTTATGTTGGTTATTTAAAGACGCTAGATGCAGCTGATTTAGCTTTAACTTTTGGTGCTGGCGCAGCTGCTTTAGTTTTGCCACGACCTGCTTTCTTCCAAGTTTCTACTGCTTCTGGAGTTAAGTCGTCTTTGTAAGTTACGTTGGTAGCATACTTTTCTTGTTCGATAGATAAGCGTTTACCGATGTCTTCGCCAGATACAACTTCTTCTGCAGATGCACCATCTGAACCACGGAAGAATGATTTGATGACCATACGTTGTTGGATTTCGTTTGTAGTTGGGTTAATAGAGTACTCTTCTTGCAAACGAATTTTGATAGGTAGATCAGTAAATTGCTGAATAACAGCAAATTCTTTGACAGTCTTATCTTTACCTACTGCATGTTCTTCTTCTTCGATTTCCAATTCGTCACCGTCAGTTAAACCAGCGATAACGCCTAACTTGTTGATCAGTTTCATACCGATTTCCAAGTCTTTACCATTTTTATCAGTGACATAAGGACCGTAGATTGTTTGGTCATTACCGTTGATATTTAGGTTGAAGTTAACAGATGTAGCACCATTTTTAGATATGTCTACAGATGCAAAGTTGATAACTGCATCATAAATACCTGAAGTTGATACAAATCCAGATGATTCTGCAATAGCGTCAGATTTAGTAGAGATTTTAAAAGCCATAATAAGAGTCCTTATAGGTTAGTTAATAAAAGTTATAGAGAAAATTCTTCTACTGAAGAATGGTTTTGGTTTAATACTGATAGATAGTCAGTAAGATTAAAGTCTTCCACAGGCATACTTTCTGGATCAGATTCTAATAGAGTACGTGCAGGGAATTTGGTTGAACGGAAATGAAGAATACGCTTATTAGATTTAGTTTCAATGAAGATAGCTTGATCTACATCAGCTAAGAATCCTCCACGTTTTTGGAAGTCGCCCTTACCTACAAGATTATACTTAGCTTCTTCACCATCATAAGTAGCATGAGAGATAATAACTACATTGATATTACTAGCTACTAATGAGTTTTGAATAAAGTAGGTTAAAGTATTTATCTCAGAGTTTAACTCAGAATAGATTTTATATCCTGTGAATCGATTATTACAGGAGTCGTTCAAAGTATCGAAAATCTTTGATACAGAATCAAATACTACAGTACTAGGATATTTACCAAAGCGTTCCTTGTATACACCCATTTTTTCTGTGATGAGTTCAATCAATTCTGCTGTAGTATCGAAATCTGTAACTAAGACGTGAGGTGTTCTATATGGATAATTCTTACCATCATGAGAGATGACTAATACATCCTTTAAGTCCTTTGTTAATGAGGTTTTTCCTGAGTTAGCTAACCCAGAAATGAGCAATTTAACTGCCATTTATATCTCCTATTGATTGTTTAGTAGTATTTAGCTAATGATCACGTAGTAGAACTTCCTGGATAGGTTAAGTCTACCCATTTACCTTTACGATAAACAAAGTTGAAATGAGTACGTGCATATTTACGAATACTATTCTCAGTACGACCTAATGTATAAGCGATTTGTGATAAAGACAAACCTTGAGCTAGTAAAGAGGATAGCTTAGTTACATCAGATTTACTCCATCTAGTACGAAAAGTAGATAAAGATTCTGTAGTTTCAGGTTCTACAATAACTTCAGTAGATACATTATCTAATAGGCTATGCTGTTTCTGTAAGTAGTTAACGAAAGGTATAACCAAATAATGTGGTACAGAGAGACTAATATTGTTTTCAGATAAGAAATATGCATAATGCTGCTTATCAGAAGCATTTGTTAGTAGTAATTCCATAGGTGCTCCTAGTTTAGAAAGAGTTTGGTTTCTGGTTTAGTAGATGGATGCAATCTCCAATCCTTAGCAATGAGCCAACGTAAGTCTGGTTGCTTATTCCACATATCTACAGAATGGGCAATCATCATGATGGTAGATTCAATGATATCCAACCATTCAGTAGTTACTTCTTGTGTTACCGTATAAGTAACTGATGGATAATCTTTCATAGGTTTACCAGTAACTTCGGAGATTCGATTGACATCCTGTGTAGTTACATAAACTAGGTCAACATAGTCAATACGAATACCGTGTTGTTTGCATAACCATACGTATACACCCTGTTGGAACCAATACGGTCTAGAGAATTTGGTAATAGCTGTTTTGTTGCTAGTAGTTTTATAATCTACAATGCGATTACCAGACCCTAGTTTATTGATAGGTCTGCTGCCATACTTGATAGAATCAAGACTACCACCTACCCCAATACCAGGTAGAATTTCCTTATATAGGAATAACTCAGTTTCATCTGGTATATTGTGTGCTAGATAACCATTGATAAGAGTTTCTACCATAGCAGGATACTGAGAACGGATATATGATTTATCTACTTCAGGATCAGTAATTGAATCGATGAAAGACTCAATCAAATCACGATGTACAATACGTTCTTTAGCATACATTTCCGCAGATGAGTGGATTACTGTACCGAGGTAGGTTGAAGTAGAGCCAGTAAAACCTGCTTCACCCATCAAATGTTCACGACACCAATCAGTAGTGGTATCTAAGAACTTAGAGATTTGTGAAGCACTAATACGGAAGCTTCCTTCTGGGACAATACCTACTCCATTGTCATAGGTAAAATAGTCATGTGTCATAATTATCCTTAATTGTTAAACATTCTGGTTACTTGATCTAGAATTTTATCTAATCTACTCTGATCCATAGGAGATACCCAATAATCATTAGCTGATTTAATTAAATCTAGTGTATATTCTAGGCTAGCTCCTAGATCCCGTGCATGATAAGCTGCTCTGATCATACTGCGAGAGCCGACACCCTGAGGACATTCAAATAAATAGTTGAAGGTCTCTAAGGAATCTGCAAGAAGTGCTTTACGTTGAGTAGGTGAGAATGATTTCTCAGTTACTTCCTTCGATGATGCTTTCTCAGTAGCTGCCATGACATAATCACGAGTTACTAAAGGTTCTGCATCAAGATTACTCATTACAGGACGACCTGCATATGAGAAGAAGATTTGAGACTGTGGTAGAGGATCTACACGCAATCCTAAGTCTTCTGCAATTGCTAGATAGAAGTGCTTCCATGCGATGGCAGATAATGTAACTACAGAATCTAGTTCGATTAAAACACGATACTTGTACTCATTGTTTGGATCACTAGATAAAGCTACATAATGGTTAATATCTGACAACATGAAATGAGCTTCTGATGCAGTTACAACAGAAGTATCTACATCTAATACTAACCACTTAGTACCACCAAGAATACTATCTCTACCACGAACACCATTACGGAAACGGAAAGGTGAATATGCATAGTCTTTTTCTAGCATAATCCTTAAGTCTGCAAAACTAGTATCTGCTACTTCAAACCCGTAAGCTGTAGTTGCTGCAATACGTTGTTTAGCACGAGATACTGCTGTTTTATCCCCTTGTTCAATAGCTTGATTTAGTTGTGTACAATCTATTGGTTTGAATGATACACCAATGATGTCTGTCTTGATAACAGGTTCATATTGGATAGTACCGCCATCATCTGTGATCGTATAAATACCATGACTGTCATAACCTGCACAAAGAGTAACTAGTTCTTGCAGCTTTGGACGTGTGATGTTAGATACAAGACCTAATTTCTTAATCTCATGAGCACTAACAGAAACTTTATTATCTACCATTGGTAGAGAACGTACATAGTCTGAAAAACGCTCATGTGGAAGCTTGTTAATGTCTTGCTCGAACAATGTCATATCATGATCTAATAGTTCACAGAATCGAATTGCATCAATATAGTGATGAACTTCAACTGTATCAGATAGACTAAAGAAAGCATATGCGCCAGCTAGCTTGAGTGCTTTCCATTGTAGATGACGACGGATAAGACTATATGTAGTATCTTGATTTGGTAATGAATTAACTAGATCATTATTATATCTACGATAAACTTCAAATAATCTATAAGTTTCTTCACTAATTTCTATATCTTGGTTTAATGTAGAAATACCATAATCAGTTACTTCATCTACTACAGATGCTATAGCTTCACGTGCTCTCATACCAGCTAAATCTATCTTTGCACGATAGCTATACAAAGCTTCAATAGGGTTTGGTTCATTAGTAAAATCTGGCTCATCTAGTTTTTCTGCTGCATAACAGAACCAAGAACGACGTGCTAGCTTAGACATGAAAGCTACATGGAATTTCTTCTTAGTAGATTCATCATATAGAACATGACCTGGTGAGCCGATGAAGAGAGCAGATACTGATTGACCATTGATCTCTGCATTACGAAATTCTACACCTTTAGTATATGTAGCTTCCTTAATACCTAAATCGAATGTTTCACTGATTACTTTGATGCAATCTAGCATATTTTGATTGTGAGCTAACTCATCAGAAAACTCACCTGTATAGATACTAGAAGCACCCATAGGTAATACACCAATATCATTGATATGCTGTATTAGACCTGGAGCAGTACTAATAGACATGAATAATGGAGGAATAGGATGAAGATACTCACGGTAGACTTCTGGTAATTCAGGATCATCTTCACCTTTTGCTGTAGCTGTAGCAATAGCTTGTTTAATAGTTTCAATCTTCAGATGCTCATTGATCTTATCGTAGCCTCTAGCAAAACATTTCTTTGCTGCATTATTTGCACTGTCTTTATGTGCTCCAGATGCTGCGAAGATAAAAGAAATAGCGTTGATAGGTACAGAAGTACCATCAATAAGGCGAATATTACGACGAAATTGTCCTGCAAAACTAGTGATGTGAGAGATAGCTATAACAGCCTTCATTTTGTCAGGAACAGTATCAAATGGGATAGCATTCATGATTTTTTGGGTAAAGGAGTTGATTTTTGGTGAGAGTGCATCAAACCGTTGTAACTCTGTACGAGTAATGTCAAGCATTGTCATGTAGATTATCCTATGTTTTATATTAATACAAAGTACTAAACAATAGTTTGTAGTAATAGTGCTGGTTACGTTATCCAGCGTGATTACTCACCGTATATAATGGTAAAGTTATCCTCTTTCCAGCAGGACAC